TCCTATCTGAATTGTTGGGTTGTTTGGTTAATAGAGAGCAGGCTCCACCAGATCGGTGATCTTGGTCAGTCAGTTCCTCTGCTCGCATCCCAATTGGGTATAAACCCTAAGGAACAGATCCCACTCATCATACCCGGACCGGCGGTGCATCTGGCTTCCGTCAAGATTCCCCCATCCTAACGGGGTCAATTCGTATTTCTGAATTACCCCATTCGGCATACAGAAGATCTTGTTCGGCTGACACATTGAATCGACGGTGATCTCGATGCTTCCGTCACCCCCGGAGAAGGTCAGGGTTTCATACCCACCCTAAAGGTTTTAGCAAAGCCTTGGAGAAGGCCGAGAGGATACTCGGAATCAACAAGGGGAGGCCAGATGTGACAGACGAGCTCAACGTACCCGTCGGTGGCAGGCCATTAGAGAAAACCCCGGTAGATGATGTCGCCTTGTCAGACTATGAGAAAGACTCGGCAGAGAAGCAGTTCTGCAGAGGCGATGTCATCAACCCCAAGACCAATAGGCCTTACACAAAAGATGAAGCTTTAGTCAGGGCTCTGAAAGCCAAGAAGGATATGTTGGCTTCAAGGAGGGCGAGATGAAAGCAAAAGCCGTAGACTCTCCAGTGCCAACAAAGGAAATCCACCTTGTGCCTGACAAGAAGTATCCTGACTTTTGGGCTGATGTTATCTCAGACTTCGACGGCACGATAGACCCATTCCTGCTTTCGAACAAAGACCCTGATTATGCGTATAGGTACATTAGGGACGATGATAAGAACATCAAGATGAAGACGGGGAACGTGCTCCTTGATAGAGGCGGATGGAGGATTTGCCCGGGGGAGCATCTCTTGAAGATAAAGGCCATCAAAGAGGGCACAAGTCTTAAGGACGGCCTTTACAGGGTTGGGGATACCATCCTCGTATATATGCCTAAAGACATTTATAATAAAAAACAGTTACACAAGCAAAAGACGGCAAACGCCCCTATGGAGCAAATTAACAGACTCCTCAAGGACGGTGACAAAAGCGTAGCTGGGTTAGGTCACCCTGACATGCTTGGGTTGCAGACACAAAAACAGTTGAAAATGAAAGACTAGTAGCATAACGCAGTTTTAAAAACCAGTTTCAAACAGACAGTATTTAGATAGCTTAATCTAAGGGTAATCTAAAACAGAACCCCTTGCGTCAGGTGAGCGATGCTTGCCTTTAGCTTGGGGTTTTTTCATCGGAGGATTCAATGCCAAATAGGGATAACACTGGCTTTAAGCCAGCGGAACAATTTGGCCAAGTCATCTACTGGTGGTTCAACGTTGACTCATCAAGCGGTACAGCCTTGTTCATAGGCGACGTCGTAGTTAACAACGCTGCTGGGTCAGTCAGACCGGCTGCCGCCGCTTTTACTTCGACAGGTGTTGGTGTGTGCGTCGGGGTTTATGACACGAACAGGATACCGTGCGGTCATCCGAACTCTGCTGTTACCACAAACTATCTGTCGGCCTCTACGGCTGGTTATGCGCTGGTTGCCTTAGCTATGCCTGGGCAGTTCTTCATCGCCCAGTCACAGACAGGGACAACCTATGCGGCTGGCGATGTTTGGGCGGCTGTAAACCTTGTCGCTGGAGCTGGGAACACCAGCACGGCACATAGCGGCCATGAACTTGGGGACACGGGAGGGGCGGATTTTCAGATTGTCGGTCTTGTCGACGAACCTGAGAATACCTTTGCCTTGGGTGAGAACGTTGATGTCTATGTTAGATTCTTGGGCAGCGTTTGGGGACAAGTTAATCCGACGGGAGGAGTGTAGACATGGCTAGTATAAACTCATCGACAGTAGTCGATACTTTAGACGCCAATCTAAGCTCCATCTGGGTGGATGGCTTAGATGGCTGGGACAATGAGTATGAGAAGATTTTCAACGTCTTGGACTCGACCAAGCAGTCAGAGAAGGACAGCTACCTTTCGGGCTTTGCGCCAATGCCGGCAAAGTCAGAGGGCGTGGCTGCGACGTATGATGCGATACTTCCCGGAATTTCGCAGACCTATACACACAGGACTTATGCGATGGGCTACGAGATTACCGAGGAAGCCGTAGAGGACAACCTCTACACGCCTGAGACATTTAACAAGTTGCCTCAGGCATTAGACAACAGCGCCATGCACACCGTCGAGGTCACGGCTGCCAATATCTTCAATAATGGCTTTGCCACCAATGGCCCTGATGGGGTGCCTTTGTTCAGCACTGCACACGTCAACCTTGACAATAGTACGATAGCCAACAGACCGACTACAAACGTTGACCTTTCTGTGACGTCTTTGACGGCCGGCCTTACGACTATTGAAAAGTACACCAATGAGAGAGGCCTGAAGAGGCCGACAAAAGCTAGGATGCTTTTGTTGCCCCCAGACCTTTGGAACATTGGCGAGGAATTGTTGCAGTCGGACTATAAACCATATTCCGCCAACAATGAGGTAAATGCTTTACAGAATAAAGAATTGCAGTATTTTGTGAACCATTACCTCACAGACACAGATGCCTGGTTTATACTGGCTAAGAAGGAAGATACTGCCCTCATGTTCTATTGGAGGGTGCGGTTAGGAGCGTTGCGTAGAGGAACAGATTTTGACTCTACGAACCTTAAGCATCTCGCAAGGATGCGCTTTTCAGTTGGGTTCTCACACTGGAAAGGGACGTATGGTACTGCTGGCGGCTAAAAGGAGGATTAGATGAAAAGACTTACAATCCTCGCCGCCGTGTTATTCTTGGCGGTGTCATACGCCTACGCACAGTCGGCGAGAAATGCTGCATATAACCACGAGGGCAAAAGTAATTTCTCGAACATCAGCACTCAAGGTTTGGATGTTACAGGAAATCCAGGCTATCTTGAGATGCGAGCCATCACTGGAAACGCAAGCAATAACACTGATGCGAAGGAAACCTATTATCTCTGGGTTGACGAAACTGGAGACCTATGTATGGCCTCCTATACCACAATCAGCACATACTCTAGTTTTCCTACCGGAAGTTGGGGAGGGACAAATAATAACTTCCCGTGCGTTAAAGTCGGAGGGCAGAGCTAGGGAAACGACATAGTATGGCTGGGGGGCTAACTCCCAGTCATACTATGTCAAAATTTATGATAAAAATTATAGCGTTTATTATATTTTTGATTCCATTAAGTGCGATTATCAAGCTTGGCGAGACTGACCTCTGGTATTCGCACTATTTCTTCTCATCATTCTTTCTTTTCTTGTTTTTGGCATACAACCTGAGAAAATTCAATCTGCCATTATCAATCTTTTTAGCATGGGTTGTATTTTCTTCTTACTTTGTAGCCTCCCATCACCCCAGAAGCTTTCTTACCCTTGTTCAGCTTATGGGTTTTTCATATATGGCTTGCCTTATAAGCACTTTCAATTCCAAGGGTAGGGGATTGATAGTTAGGTCTCTTCTCGCAGTATTCGTATTACAGTCCTTCATGATGATTTTGCAATTTTT